AGATCTCAAACACCATGTTCACACGGTGGGAAGATCCACGCCCATGCCCAACGATTGAGGAAGTCTTTGCCACGATGGAGAGAATCAAAGCCTTTGAGGACTCCATCGACACTATTTGGTTACCCGAGCAGATCCAAGCCCTTGCGCCCGTTAATCAAGCAAATCAGCAGGTCGCTGAGATGGTGGCCGAGTGATCACATACAACGTATTTCCGATAGCGGTCGGCAAGTTTACCCTTGGTCGTGACTTCACCGAGAAGGAACTGAAGTTTATCAAGGGGCTTGAGACTCGACCCAATCAGGGAAACGTCACAAGCAAGGACAACAACCTCTTTGACCGCAAGGAGATGAGAGATATTGCCAAGATGTGCCAAGAGGCCGTGTCTGACTACTTAAAAGAGATCTACGCTCCTAAAAATGATGTGACGCTCCGATTCACTCAGTCCTGGGCTAACTATACGGAACCTGGGCAGTATCACCACAAACACGAGCATCCGAACTCTTTTCTGTCCGGCGTTCTGTACATCAACGCAGATTCCCAAAAGGATAAGATCTACTTCTACAAAAACGGCTACCAGCAGATCAAACTACCGACCGAGAACTTTAACCTGTACAACTCAGACTCGTGGTGGTTTGAGGTAGCAACTGGTGATCTTTTGCTCTTTCCATCAAGCCTTACTCACATGGTGGAAACAACAAAAAGCGACCAGACCAGAATCAGCATTTCTTTTAACACCTTCCCAAAAGGATACGTTGGGGGAGATTTAGATTTAACCGGCCTTCATCTTTAAGGAGATATTAAATGGCTCACTTCGCAGAAATCGACCAGTTTGGAAAAGTCAAGCGGGTCATCGTGGTTGCTAACTCAGATACCGCAGACGCATCTGGTGTGGAGAAAGAACACATCGGCGCAGCGTTTTGTGAGCGTCTTTTCGGGGGAACCTGGAAGCAGACCTCGTATAACGGCAACTTCCGCAAGAACTACGCCGGTATCGGTTACGACTACAATGCCGGTATTGATGCGTTCGTTCCGCCCCAGCCCTACGCTTCGTGGACGCTGAATAACACTACCGCTCAGTGGCAAGCTCCCACCCCGATGCCGACAGATGGCAAGCGTTACTCATGGGATGAGGCTACAACTTCTTGGAAAGAGATGGAAGAGCAGGCTGCTTAATAAAATCTATTGAAACCAAGGAGTAACTTGAGTGTCGCAGGAACAGATCAGTGGTTTATTAATTGACGAAACCCGCGCCGATCTGAACACGCACATTGCGGTGTGCGAGCTGCGTTACGATTCGCTCTGTGCCCGACTCAGGCGGATTGAGACCATACTCATCGGCTCCGCTGGGTTCATAATTGCTTGCCTACTCGGCATAGCCTTAAAAATAGGTTAGTAAGCGATGCATCTTGACCCGACTGCCCAACCCGTCAAAGGTCGTTCCTTAAAGCACCGAAGGTGTGGTGATGGCAGACGAGAAACTTAACGCGAACGATACGTTCTCCAAGGTGTTGGCGTACGTGGACTCGCCGTTTAAGTTATTTGCTTTGATCCTGATGGCGGTTCTAGCCTTTGCGGGTTGGATGTTTTACGACAACAAAGACCTGCTGGTAGGTGCTTAACCAGAGCAGAACAGATTCATTGGACAGATTACAGTTGGCTGGGCTACACCCCCGGCCAATTTAGATCAAGTAAGGGCGATGCTTATGATCGCCGCAACCATGTTAGCGAAGGAGAAGAAATGATTCCTATCGGAACGCTACTAGAGGTCGGAGGCAAGATCCTCGACAAAGTAATCCCTGATCCCGAGGCAAAGGCCAAGGCCCAGGCAGCACTCATGGAACTCCAGCAAAAGGGCGAACTGGCAAAATTGCAGGCCGACATGAACGAGCAAGACAATCTCACCAAGCGGATGGAAGCCGACATGAAGTCGGACTCTTGGCTATCCAAGAACATCCGGCCGGGGACGCTGGTGTTTATTTTGGTGACCTATACCTCTTTCGGCCTAATGAGCGCCTGGGATTTGGAAGTCAACAATAACTATGTGGAATTGCTCGGCCAGTGGGGGATGCTGATCATGTCGTTTTACTTCGGTGGACGAACCCTTGAGAAAATCATGGACATGAAGGCGAAACAGAAATGAACCCCTCTGACAAACTTTCGGAGAACTTTACCTATGAAGAACTTACTCGCTCGGATACAGCAGTTCGTCTCGGCGTTGAAAACACGCCTAATGAGTCTGAAATCGAAAATCTTAAAAGGCTCGCTGGACTCCTCCAAGAAGTCAAGAAAGCGGTAGGCGGCAAGGCCGTGATGATCAACAGTGCCTACCGCTCAAAGCCGGTCAATGACGCTGTGGGGTCTAAAGACACCTCCCAGCACCGCCTGGGTTGCGCGGCTGACCTCCGAGTTCCGGGGATGAAGCCACGGGAGGTGGTGGAAGCCTGCATAGCCGCTCAAGTGCCATTTGATCAGATCATTCTTGAGTTTGATTCTTGGACCCATATTTCGGTTCCAAACACACCTGAGATGCAAGCTCGAGGCCAAAAGCTGATAATTGACAAACAAGGAACAAGGGCCTTCTCATGAGCACAGCCGTCAAGTCTGACCCGTCAAAATGGAAGCGGATCGTCGCCCAGGTGAAAGCCTCGGGTAAGGGGGGCGCACCGGGTCAGTGGTCGGCAAGAAAGGCCCAACTGGCTACCCAGAAGTACAAAGGTTCTGGCGGGGGCTATAAAGGCCCCAAAAAGGCCGATAATAGTCTCTCCCAATGGGGTAAACAGGAATGGGGAACCAAGTCTGGCAAACCCTCTACGGTCGGCCCTAAGGCCACCGGGGAGCGGTATCTGCCCAAGAAGGCTATACAAGGTCTGTCCTCCTCGGAATATGCCGCCACCACCCGGGCCAAGCGGGAAGGAAAAGCGGCCGGTAAGCAGTTTGTTGCTCAACCCAAGTCAATCGCTGAAAAAACCAAAAAGCATAGGAGTTGGTAATGACAGTCGCCGCGGTAATGACCTATGACAGCCTGGTAGACGACATCTCGACCTACCTGGAGCGAACCGACCAGGCAACCCTGGAGAAGATCCCGACCTTCATCATGCTGGCCGAGCAGGTCATCGCCAGCCAAATCAAATTTCTGGGCAATCTTACGGTCCAGACTAGCGCTATGGTGGCCAGTCAGAATGTCGTCGATAAGCCCGCTAGATGGCACAAAACCGTCTCGATGAACGTTACCGTGGCTGGTCAGCGGTCTCCGGTACTGCTGCGCAAATACGAGTACCTGCGGGAGTACTGGCCAGATCCAGCTGAGACTAGCGTGCCCAAGTTTTACTGCGATTACGACTACACGCATTGGCTGGTGGCGCCCACCCCGGCCTCGGCTTATAACTTTGAGGTCCTGTATTACGAGCGAATTCAACCCCTGGATTCCTCAAACCAGACCAACTGGTTCACGATCTACGCGCCCCAGGCCCTGCTTTACGGCACCCTGCTGCAGGCGATGCCGTTTTTGAAGAACGATGAGCGCACGCCCCTGTGGCAAGCCCAGTACGACCAGATCATGCAGACCCTGATGGCCGAGGATAAGCTGCGCATGGCTGACCGGCAGGCCATCGCTATAGACTCCTAAGGATAGAACATGAGCTATAACTCGCCTTTTACCGGCAACGTGGTCCAGCCGACCGACGTTTCGTACCGATCAATTACCCTGACGGCCAATACACAACTTGAGTGGCCAATCAACGGGAATGCGACTGATGACTTTGCCGCCCGAATTATGCAGGTCACGGCCTCAAGCGGTGGCCTTTGCCTGTATATGCCGCCGGCAAACCAGTCTTCGGTGGGTAATGATGCGCTAATCCGAAATGTCGGGGCAACCACATTTACGGTTAAAGATTATTCCGGCTCAAATACGATTATTTCGATAGCTGCCGGTGAGTCAAAATATATCTACATCACGACCAATGCTACTGAGCAGGGCACTTGGGGGATCATCTCTTTTGGGGTTGGCACCTCAAGCGCAGATGCCGCCACCCTAGCCGGATATGGCCTGCTGGCAAGCGGCGCTACCCTGAATCAAAGCCACCCGACAATTTCTCTGGTCGATGCTTATACCCTGGCTACATCAGATCGGGCTCAAACTTATATCTGGACTGGCGGTGCTGGTACGGCAACGCTTCCATCGGCGACCACGACCGGAAATAACTGGTTTGTGCTTCTTAAAAATAACGGCACCGGCACCCTTACTGTAAGCACGACCGGTGGTCAGCTTTTGGATGGAGCAATTACCAAAGCCTTTGCCCCTACCGAGTCGGCCATCATTATTTCTACCGGCACGGCTTATGTGACTGTGGGATATGGGGTGAGCACCCAATTTGAGTTTGGCGTGTTAACCAAGGCGGTCACGAGTGGCAGTTATACCCTGACAGCTAGCGAAGCCTCAAACACCCTGCAGATTTACACCGGAACGCTGTCCGGGGCGGTGACAGTCATTGTCCCGCCGGTGGTCAATCTGTACGTGATTTCAAACCAGTGTAGTGCGGGCGGTAACACGCTGACCATCTCCACGGGGGCGGTTGGTGCGAATACCGCTACAGTTCCAGCGGCTGGCCAGGCAACTTTGTTTTGCGATGGCACAAACATTTTGAACGCCAATACCACACAGGTAGGTGGCACCTCATTTAGCCTTGTGAACGGCTCTGCTGGTTCTCCGTCTTTAAACTTTGGTTCTGAAACCAATACCGGTGTTTTTCGACCGGGCGCAGGCCGTTTTGGCGTATCCGTTCTATCTAATTTAATTCTAGATGTCACGGCTACCGGAATTTCTGTCACGGGAACCGGCACCTTTAGCGGTGGAATTTCTGGTGGAACCTTTACATGACCAAAAAGGTTTTCGCTCTTGATACCAAACCCGGTATCCAGCGGGATGGCACGCTTTTTGATAAAGAGTTTTATGTAGATGGTCGTTGGGTCAGATTCCAGCGGGCTAGACCACGGAAAATAGGTGGTTATCGCCAAATTACCGATGCGCTAGCTGGACCATCTCGGGGCATATTTGTGGTGCCCCGTAGCACATTTAATAATGTTTATTCTGGTTACTCAGACGGTCTGCAGATCATCCCAGTTGATAACAACGGCACCGGTTCTGGAATTACAGATTTAACTTTTGGCGGGTCGGTCCTGACTGTTAACACGCTGGTTGCCGGCAGCTCTTATACAAACGGGACCTATACTGGCGTGCCTCTATCTTATGTAACTTCTGGCACCGGTTCAGGAGCGTCAGCGACGATCGTTGTGGCGGGTAATGTGGTGACCTCTGTAACAATTACCGGGGGTGGATATGGCTATTTGCTATACGACAAGCTCACTGCCGCAGCATCTCTTATAGGCGGTACGGGATCGGGGTTTTCGGTCCAGGTGGCTACGCTTAACGAATCATTTACCCCAAGTGCTAATAATGTTTGGCAGTTTGATACCTTTACTGATTCGTATGGTTCGGGGCAAAACCTGCTCTTAGCGCATCCTTCGCAAGATTTGTCTGACATTGATGATGAGACCAATACGCCAGTTTTCGCTGGATCATTTACCGGCACCAATATGAACCCGATCGGGGTGTTTACCCAAACAGCCGCCACCGTGATCAGCGGGTCTGCGGTGATAACCTTGCCAGCTCTGAACACCAATATCGGCGCTGGGCAGCTTGTGACAGGTCCCGGTATAGCAGCAAACAGTCGCGTGCTGTCCATTGTCACGACAACTCTTACCCTAGATAAAAATGCCACCGCTAACGGCACAAACGTCACCCTGACTTTTGATAACGAGGTTCAAGTATCAGGTGGGGTAGTCTCTCTGCACCCGTTTGTGTTTGTGTATGGCAATAACGGACTGATCCGTAACTGTGCATCAGGAAACACTGATGACTGGGTCTCTGCGGATGCCAATGAGGTCAATATGGCCACCGGCAAGATCGTCCAAGGATTCCCCGTCCGAGGCGGCTCAAACAGCCCTTCGGGACTTTTTTGGAGCTTGGATAGCATAATTCGCGTATCCTTTGCCCCCCAGTCTTTGGGCGTGGCTGGCACTGGTAACTTCGCCGCCCCGACCTTTTGGCGCTATGACGTAATTAGCAGCCAGTCCTCGATGCTGTCGTCTCAGTCCATCATTGAGTATGACGGCATCTATTACTGGTGCGGAGTCGATCGATTTTTGCTTTATAACGGTGTTGTCAAAGAGATTCCCAACTCAATGAACCAAAACTGGTTTTTTGACAATCTCAACTATGTTCAGCGTCAGAAGGTTTATGCGACTAAGGTCCCAAGATTTGGTGAGATATGGTGGTTTTACCCCCGCGGTAACTCTGAGGAGTGTAACGACTGCATCATCTATAACATCAGAGAAAACACTTGGTATGACGCTGGACAAGCTCTTGGATCTCGCAGGTCGGCGGGGTATTTCTCTCAGGTCTTCAGATTCCCGGTCAACGGTGGATGGGAGTCTAACTACACCGGCGCGGTAAATAAAGTCACGATCTCAAACGCAGGAACGGGTTATACAAATGCAACTTATTCTTATTTATCTCTGACGGGCGGTACGGGTTCAGGTGCCAAGGCAAATGTTGTTATCTCTGGTGGATCAGCGATCAATGTTCAAATCACAGATCGTGGCACCGGCTACACCGTCGGAGACACTTTAACGGCCACAATACCCGCAGGATCAAACTTTCAGCTAACAGTTAACAGCACACAGACCTTAGTGACCCTGTGGCAACACGAAGTCGGAAAAGATGCCGTGGCCTTTGCAAATGTCCTAGCGATCGAGTCGTACTTTGAGACCTCAGACCTGGGTTGGGTAGCCGGTGGTCCATCGCAACCCCTACCGGTAGGTGAAAATCGCTGGCTGCATATTGAACGGGTTGAGCCTGACTTTGTGCAAGTAGGCGACATGGATCTGTACATCACCGGTCGGCCCTATGCTCAGGAGCAGGACAAGATTTCGGATGCTTACACCTTTTCTCCCACCACTGGGAAGATCGATATGCGGGAACAGCGCCGAGAGCTGCGAATGAAATTTGTCTCCAATACTGTAAATGGTGACTATCAAGTAGGTAAGGTCATTGTGAATGCAGACGTGGGTGATGTACGAGGATATTCAACATGACCGTCGCGCTGATTTACGACCCCCGATACCATACATTTGATTCTTGGGCGTCGCTTATGTGCGAGCTCTACGCACCTCAGCAGCTACAGATTCCTGGTCCGGGAGTAGATTGGAAATCATGGGCTGCTGGTTTAAAAACAATTGACCTATTTGCAAATGAAGCCATACCCGAACCTTATAACTTTGACGATTGGCAGGAGTGGGCAGAGGCTGTCGTCAATGCAGTGAACCCGCGGACAAACTAATGGCACAGTCATTTGAAGAAGCCTTACCAGGACTGCAGGCGGCAGGCTATACAAACATCATGGATGCCTTGTCGGCTTATAACGCTGCCCAAGCAGCGGCATATTATGCTGCAAATACGCCGTCCCCTGGTTTAACAGCACCGCTTTCTATGGAAATTTCTGGTCCTCCGGCTCCGAGTGGTCCACAGCCAAGTCGGTTAGAGCAGGTTCAAACATTCATTCAAAACAATATCAATAATCCTCAAGCGATTGCTGATGCGGCATCAAAATTTGGGGTAACCGAGTCAGAAATTCAACAAGCAACTGGAGTTAGTCCTGAGGCACAAAGAGAGTATTTTGCAAAGGCAAATATTGCGCTTCCAACAACATCAATAAATCTTACTCCTGTCTCAACTGTTCCAACTCGAAATGAGCAAATTGCAACTTTTATTCAACAAAATATTTACAATCCAAATGCGATTAATGATGCTGCCACTCGTTTCGGTGTTACTGCAAATGAAATTATGGCGGCGACTGGGGTCACCCCGGAACAACAGAACCAATATTTTTCCCAAGCAAATATAACGCCTACCTACCAAGGGTTCTTGCCTGGATCGAGCGGGTCTACTGTAGCCAGTCCGTTAACCACTACAATTACTACAACTGGTCCAAAACCAACAATCCAGTATGGTAACAAAGAGTATGACCGCGTTACGTTATTAAACTTGGCCGGTCAGATTGTTCCGCAAATCACATCGTTTTCTGGTGGCGTGTTTGGTGAAAACCAACCGTCCGTAGGGTTTGATTATGAAACCGCTAGATCAATCCTGAACAACGATCCGTCAGTTGGCCAGCAGGTCGTATTGGATATGGCCAAAAGTTTGATGGATCGAGGGATCACGGATATCAGTCAGATCCAAGTGCGAGACGTGTTATCCGATGTCAATGTCTTTCCGAAATATGATGGTCGCGGAAACATTGTTGGCTATTCCCGGATGTTTTATGACCAATTTGAGAATCCTCAAATAGTCGATTTGCGCCCGGATGAAGTTGCTAAGGTTGAGCATATTCCTGATCCCTCAAACGAATCGTATGGGCAGTACATTGGGAAAAATATAGCCACCGGCAAAGAACTGTTTGCAGGAGACACGGTTCTCACGCAAACAGCTCCGGGGATGCAGGATTTAGATTTTGTCTTTGGTCAGACATTTTCAGGTCCAGGACGAACCAATTACAACGTTTATATTGATCCCCTTACGGGCAAGACGCACTTTTCAGCATTCGGCGGAAGCACGGGCGATGCCGACCTCATTCGTGGTGCACTTTCGATTGCGCAATTTATTCCGGGTGCCCAACCATTTGTAATGGCAGCAAACGCTTACATGGCGTACAACAACGGTGACACATTAGGAACCCTAGCATCTCTAGCTGGCATGGCTGGATACAGCAATGTTGCCACCGGATTAAATGTCACCAATCAGATATCCAAGGGAGATTTTACGGGTGCCGCCGTAACTTTAATGGCAAACCCAAACATTTCTAATGCGGCAGGCACAACGATGCTGACCGATACCATATCCCTAAAAGATGCTGGCACGGCAATCAACGTTGTAAGTTCAGCATCTAAAGGCGATATTAGCGGTGTATTAATTAACGCTGGCAAACTTGTTGATAGCCCAGACGTCCGATTGGCTGGCGAGGCGACCAGTCTCATCACGGCCGCGCAGACCGGCAATTTTAGTGGAATGGTTAAAGCAGTCACCAATATCGACAAATTATCAACCGACGCAACCAATAATTTAGGTAATGAGAAAACTGTAGGTGATCTGGTTAAGACCATCACGCAAAGTGAAATTGATAAAACTGGTGCTGATAACCTAAAAGAAGCAATTTTTGTTTCGGCAGTTAATTCTGGAGCATCAGAAGAGGATGCATTGAAAGCTGCAAACACAATTACATCAATCACTCAAGTTAAAGGTGGTGATGTAACTAAAGTGTCTGACACGGGTGATGTCAAAACCGATGTTTTAAGCGGTGTTACCAAGGTAGATATGGGTGAGTTTGAGGGCTTAGATGACGCAATCGAGCGCACCACTGAGCTCAACACTATGAACATCACCAATACTCAGGCAGATACATTAGAAGAGGCAACAGCACTGGCCGCTAATCGCGGATTTAATAACTTTACCTTTGGTGGGCAAACCTATTCCGTTAGCAAGTCAAGCGTTGATCTGGTAAAAAATATCACCAACGCAGAGATTGCTTCGTCAACCAATTTCAATGATGCCTATAACACAGCTCGCACTGCCTTAGGTCCCGGTCAGGTATTTGAATGGAATGGTAATAAGTACAGCACGGACACCCGCGCTGAGAACGCCTCGCTGGCGGCAGCTTCTGATCAGATCAAATTAGCCGATCGCGGCTTAGGTGGTGGCAAGGGAACCTACGCTGGATACGATGAATCAGCAGTAAAAAGTAACTTGTCTAAGATTGATTTTTCTGGGCTCGATCAGGCGCAGACTTACGGCACGTTTGATCCTTATCTGAAGTCAGCTGGACTTGGCGGTGAATACGTCATCGTCGATGACAAGATTAGCAAGCAACTTATTCAACCGGTTGTTACAACAGTGGGTTTAGTTACCCGCGGGGTGGGTGGTATTGCAGACTGGACAGCAGGCGCTCTGCAGTCAATCGAAGTCATTAATAAAAACTCTCCGCTCATCAAAATAGCAAAAGATTTAAAAGCAACAGCTGAGTATCAAATTGGAGATAAAGTATTAAACAACGAAAAAGAATTGATTGATCGATTCACAAAAGCGGAAACTCCGGCTGAAATTGGCAGAGCATTAAAAGATGGATTTATAAATAATCCTTTGGCAATAGTAACTATCAGCGTTAGTGAGGGCGTTGAAGAGATTCCAAGTCTTGTTGGCGGTGTATTGTCTTTAGTAGCCAAAGCACCAAAAATTATGGCTTATGGCATAAACGCAATAACAAATTTAATTGAAGCTGCTGGTGCTGGCTATAACGACACCAAGGCGCAGGCTCTAGCATCTGGCAAGACCGAACAGGAGGCTCATCGATTAGCGCAGAAATCGTCAGCCGCTCAGGGAGCTATGGGTTTAGTACTGGGATCGGCGGCTGAGATTCCAATACTGAAGCGGGCGGGTGAACTTATAGAGGGCACAGCCAAGACCGGAGTCAAAGAATCGGCCACCCAGGTAGGCAAAACCGTCGGTAGGGAAATGGGCACCGAGAGTATTGAAGGTGGTGGCGCCGCAGCTTTAAGTAGCTACTTTGGTACGGGCACCGTCAACATGAATGCGGTGATGACGTCGGCTGTTCTCGACCCGGTGATTGCCGGAAACGTGTCGGGGACGGTGGCAACTGTAGTTGAGGTGACAGGGAATAAGCCGGCAACGACTGAGGTCATCGCAGCGGCAACCTCAAATCCAGACCAGGCTACAAACCTGATTAATACAATTAACTCCACCATGCAACCTGGCGTCGATCTTAAACAGGCTGGTGCTGACATTGTTACGGCCATGACCGCCTCTGGCATGAACCAGCAGCAGGCTGAGAGTGTGGCTAACACCGCTGTTGCCGAGCAGATTCTTACAAACATTAACTCTCATGGACAGCTAAATATCCCGGACTTAAATGTCGCGGTAGGGGCAGACAAGTTTGGCAACGCGGTCACCCTGGGAGACTTTATGGGTGCATCGGTCACCGGCACCGGTAACATCGCTTATGTCGCGCCTGATGTCTATATTGGCACTGGCGCCGATGGTAAGTCTTTGACTGTCGGAGACTTATCAAGTTTAAGCGCATTCCCTGGCGGCACCACGACAACAGGAACGACCACGGATCAGTCGGGTGCGACGACTACCTCTTCAGTAAATACCAACACCGGTGCGCGGACAGAAACCACAACCGATCCGAATACCGGAGTCAATACCACTACGGTTACCGATCAAAATACCGGCGTTACAACCCAGACAAACACCAACACCAACACAAACACCAATACCGAAGTCAAAACGGACACCAAAACCAATACCGAAACGACAACGACTACGGACACCAATACCAATACGACTACACAAACGGTTGTGGATAGCAACACCAATACAACCACCACAATCAATACCAATACCAATAATCAAGTTGTCTCTGAGGTTAAGGTCGATAACAACACGAATACTCAGACCAAGACTGATACCAATGTTGACACCAACACTCAGACCACCACAACGGTTGATCTAAATACCAATCGAGTCATTAGCGAAGAGACTAAGCCGGTCACGACAATCAAAACTCTGGACCCAGTAAAGACTGTTGAAGAACCAAAAGAGACAGAAGAAGAAAAGAAGAAGAAGGAAAAACAAAAGAAACGGCGACGTCTAACTCAAAGTACGCCGGCTGGGCTTGGCATGGCCGGAGAAATCACGGGCATCGAGCCGCAGATGCTAGAGTCGTTTGTAACCGGTGAGAAGAAAATCGACCCGCTGGAGCGCCTGCGGGAGATACAACAACAAAGTGAAGCAGAGGCCATTATGCAAAACATCGACCCACGTCTTGCGTCTGTATTACAGGAGCGCATGGGAGTCGCACCGCAGTCCCAGGACTTGTCTGGGTTAGGCACCCTAGCTAGGGTTTTGACTGGCAATACCTTTGACCCAGCCAAAGCCCAAAAGGAAAAAGAGAATGCCTATTACGCCTATGGCAAGGAAGATTCTATCGATGACATCCTGGCCACCACCCAGATGCAGGGGCTGCCCTACGCGGCCGGCGGGTATGTCGAACCCCTGATGGCCCAGGGAGGCATGACGCTGCCTCTGATGGCTAAAAAAGGTGGGTTGCCGGCCATGACTGAAGGCCGAGAAGACTTTCGGGACGGCAAGCACGTGGCGGGCGACGGCGACGGGCAGTCTGACGATATTCCTGCCATGCTGGCTGATGGCGAGTTCGTGTTCCCTGCAGACGTGGTTTCTGCCCTGGGAAACGGATCATCCAAGGCTGGCACCGATAAGCTCTACGAGATGATGCACGCCATACGGGAGCGGGCCCGATCAACAAAAAGCAAGGATTTACCACCCCCTGCCTTGAAATCTCCGCTTGACTACTTAAAATCTAAGCGGTAAGGAGAAAACGATGAGTTTATTTGAAGGCACTGCGCCGCCAAACATAGAAACGACCAAGAGTATTACGGCGACCGCGCCAAAGTACCTTACCGACTATCTCTCAGAGTTAGCTAAGGCAGGCACCACCCAGCTGGGCACCCTCGACCCAAAGACGGGCGTGATAACACCGACCGCGGGAAAGGACTTGGTAGCCTCCCAGGGGAGTCTGGCGACTGCAGCCTACAAGACGGCACCGACTGCCCTGGCACGATATGAGTCGCCGCTTGATGCAGCCTATACAGCCGGACAGGCGGGTGGCACGGGAATTACCGCCACAGACATTTCTGGGTTCTATGACCCGTACAGAAAGGACGTCATCGATGAGATGAGCCGCCAGAGCGCCCTAAACGTTCAGCGCAACGTCCTGCCGATGCTCCGCGGAGCCTTTGCTGGATCGGGCGGCTTCGGTGGCCGTCGATATGCCGGAGCTACAGGCCAAGCTCTAGCTGACATTGAAGCTAACCTTCTAGGTGAGCAAGCAGCTTTAAAATCCAAGGGCTTTGCTTCAGCCTTGGATGCGGCACTGCGGCAAAAGGGATATCAGACCCAGGCCGCGCAGGCCCTTACTGGACTTGGCACCGCAGAACAGCAAGCCGCCATGAATGCACTAAAGACCGGTGCAGAGCTGGGACAGCAGCAGCAGGCTTTTGAGCAGGCCAAGATTGAGGCTCCTCTGACCCGAGCTTTGAACGTCGCCCAGCTTTTACGGGGATACACCTACCCGACCGAAACAGTGGAGAAATACGTCGGCCCGGCTAACGTTTATGCGCCGTCTCCGCTCTCGCAGATTGCCGGCCTGGGAACTTTGTTAGGCAGTGCCTTTAACCGCACGGTTGATCCAAAGACCGGTGAAATTATTGAGGGATTCGGTGGCAAGATGGTGGATAAAGCCGGCGATGTTCTTGGCGATATCTTCAAAGGTGTCAAAGGAATATTTAATTAGGATAAAACATGGCCGCTAAAGCTCCCCTTGCCTCGCTATACGCCGAAGACGCAGAAGAGCAACTTCTGGTCGACGAGATCAAAAACACCTATGCAAACCTGCGCAGTGCATTAGAGAACCGCCGGCAGCTGTTCGACCCGGTTCTACTTGCAGCCGCCCAGGGGTTCCTGGCGCCGACCAAGTCGGGTTCTTTCGGCGAGTCGATCGGTAACGCTGCCGCCTTAGTCGGACCAGCCCAAGAAGCTGAAAACAAGCGTCAGATGGACCTGGCCAAGATGCGGCTAGAGCTTGCCCAAGGTGAGCTCGGCATGCGCCAGGCCGCTAAAGGTGAGCAGGAGTTGCGACGGATTCTTGGTCCTGGACCGTCTGCGCCAACAGCCCCAACGCCGCCTACTGTAGGGGCTGATGAATTTGTTGAGACCCCTGGCGGTTTTCAGGTGCTGAGGTCTGAGCTGCAAGGCGGTGCCGGAAAAACTACTCCCGGAACCGTGCTGCCACCTACTGGCCCTCAAGCGGGAGGCGCTCCAACTGAGTTTAGGAAAATTACGCCCCTTGACATTGCCCGCCTGGCATCCCGTCCCGGTATGGAGGGTAAAGCTAAGATCCTTCTTGACATGATTAAGGCGGATCAGGATCGCTTTGTCATCGCCATGAACGGCGCGGTGTATGACAGGCGAGAAGAAAAATATATTGACCTGCCGGTCCCTGGTCAGAAGCAGGAAGACTTCGAGACGCCTTTTGGCACCTTCCGCATGCTTCCTTACGAGTATTCGCAGTTCATGAATGCCGTGAGAGAGGGTAGAGGCGAGGAGTGGATGAAAAACTGGCGCGGTGGCCAGCCTGGAGCTCCAGGGCGTCGTACTGTTGAGCAAATTAGTGCTGCCGCTAAAGCCGCAGAAACAACAGCAACCGAAGGTGCGAAAGCTGAAGTTGCGCGGACCCAGGAGGCTATCGCCCGATCAGATAGCGCCAATGAAACTTTGGCTACGATTCGCTCGGTTCGATCGATCGCAAGCCGACCAGATGCAAAAGAGATTTTTGGTATCTTTCAGACGGGGGACTTTTCGTCATTCGTCGGTAATCTTATTTCTGAGCGTCTAAAAGTACCTGGTGCTTCTAATTCGTTTGAAGTTGGCGATCTGGTTGGCGCATTCAGGAATTTAGGGCTGAATGATGATCAGATCGCTCGCTATCAGTTTGCTTTGGCCCGTCTAGCCACAATTCAGCTTCAACAAGCCAAACTGGCTGCTGGTCAAGGTTCGGTGTCAAACTTTGAACGGACTTTATTCGCAGACGCCAGCATTTCTCCAAAGGACACGCCGACCACGATTGTTGCCAAGCTAGCCGTACTCGAGGCTCGCTCGAACTTTGATAAAGAGGTTGCCCGGGAGCTTCGCAGGACTAAGATGTCGCTTGACCAATACAAAGACAAAAACGAAGAAAAGTATCAGAAGATGGTCGACAGCTACTTGGACAAGATCTCAGATATCGCTATAAACATCGGCGTTAGACCAAGACCGGGTCAACCGCGTCCAGGAACCCCTGGGCAGTTTGGGCGATCCCGCGACAGATTAAAAGACGAGCTCGGAATATAACGAGGACACCATGGAATTTATTGATAAGCTGGATGCGGAGCAACGAGACAACGCCCTACTGATTGCCCGCGAGGCCAAAAAGATGGGCATCAATCCCCGTCTAGCCGTGGCATTGGCTTATCAAGAAAGCGGCTTAAAGACGCCTGCTAAACCTGGCGCTCACGGTGAGATTGGCATCATGCAGATCAAACCGGCCACTGCAGAGATGATCGGCTTTCCCCGCGAGAAGTTAGATGACCTGGCTGAGAACGTTCGCGCTGGTCTGACCTATCTTAAGATGGGCATTGATAAATTTGGTGACCCGGTGATGGCTGTCGCTGGATATAACGTTGGACACGACCATCCGTTTTTTACCAATCCGGATAAAAAGTTGCCAGAGAGCACCATAAATCATTTGAAATCAATTAAAGGTTTAGGTGGATTTACTCAGGCCGAAGGTGAGGAAGGTGCAACGGAAGCTGCAGAAGCTGATCAGCCGGTTGAGGTATCGTCCGAAGATTTCATGCGCAACAAAGGCCGGATCATGACCGACGTGGTCGGCGCTGGTACAGGTGCTGCCGCGGCCAAAGCCTTGGATGTCGGATCTAAGGGCGTGCAATTCATGGGTAACCTGGCTGAAACCGCTAAGGCTATGGCTGATCGTGCTAGAGCCGGCGCACCCGGAGCGCCCGGTATGCCGACTGGTGGCCTGCCGCCCGCCCAGGGACCATTGCAGGGACCCCCGGCTGGTGGCCGTATGACCCAGAACTGGATTGGCGCCCAGGATACGACCGGTGCCTACCGTGACGTCGGTATGAAGGCTCGCAGTATGGCCGAGGCTCACCAGATGAAAGAAGCTGCCATCGCAGCAGAAAACAAGATCCGTCAGATTGCTCCTGAGATGCGCCAGGCTCCCGAGCGTGCTGGGCTATTTGTTCCCAGTCAGACCGGGGCCGGCCCACGTGGAGCGCCCACGGTCCCCATCGGACCAGCAACGCCGCCTCCAGGACCGCTAGAAAGGGTCACACAGGCCGCCGGCAGGGGTCTAGGTACCATCGGTGCCTCGCCAGTATTGTCGGGAGCTCTGGGGGGCCTGGGAGCCGCTGAAGGGGCCCAAGAGTTCCATCAGCGATATAAAGCTGGTGACGTACCTGGAATGCTCCTCTCCGGCATGGGCACGGTCGGAGGGCTAGCCTCTGCCTTCCCGCATCCGATTGTCCGCGGGGTAGGCATGGCTTTAAGTGGCGCCTCACCCCTAACCCTTTACTTGCTAGACAAGATGCGTGCCAGTGGCCAGTCAGTGCCACCGGAAATGATCGCCCCCTAACATCTCCTGGGTGTTGACGGTCAGCCCTTCACTCCTCCGTCAATACTCTTGCCCCGGTTCGCCGGGGCTTTTTTATTGCCGCTTTTCAGCCAGGGCTTTACCGACCTCGGTGTTAAGCGACATCACAAACTCGATGCACTTTTCCCGCTCGGCTTTCACCGCTTTCTGAATAACGACCGCAGCCACCTTATGGCCATATTCCAAGATATCAACGTCGTCAGCGAAAGAGCCGTCAGGGCTGTTGTTGTTGCAATGAAAAAAAATCTGTTTGAGTTCCTCATTACTTAGCATTCTTGGTCTTCCAAAGTTCCCAGTTGATTACGGTATTACGGGCAATGCTTTTTTGAGCAAAGTTCTTATAATTGTTCAACTCGCTATTGAGAAAATCTTCAACAACGTTGCGGTGCTGCAGAAACTTTTCATACCGTTGAGCTTCCGACTCAATTGCAAAGATCTTTCCGTCCGAGGTTTGAAACGCTGAGATGGTTTTCATTTATAGTTATTTTTAAATTGCCAGAACTCCAACAGACGGTAAAACATCTTCCAGCCACGTTGTAGATCTTCTGGGCTCCACTCAATGATTTTGACTAGGCCCGGAACACTACGGGACACAAAGACGTTCGCGCACTTAGCCGACTGCATGCCTATACCCACCCGGTAAGCAGCCAGTTGCATCATGTGCTCGTCGTATCCTTCGACCTTATTTGAGTCATAAAACTCTTTGGTTTTGATGTCCAAGACAATCCCATCATCGGATTTGATTGTCCCGCGGGCAAACATATCGACCTTGCCGCCGAAGCCAGTCTCATGAGCAAAGGGTCTTTCGCAGATCCAGTCCTGGTCACCAAAGACCTTCTTAATCTCGCGCTCAACACCGCGGACGTGTTGCTCGTGCCCAACAATAACTTTCTTGTCAAAGAACTTCTCGACAGAAGCATGGATTTCGGTGCCAGCGTCCGCAGCAGACCGTCCCTGCTCTTTTGAGTCAGAAATGATCCGATCGATATAAGCACCCTCGGGTTCGCCTTCATTACGCGGTAGCGTCAGCGCAGCCAGAAGGACCTGCTGGAGCTTCCAGTTGTCGAGACCAGGCTTGGCTGCCACATTGAGAATGGTTGTAACGGACGGCACCAGGTTGTGCTTACGGGCATCTCGTAGGGTCGTATTTCTGATCTTGCCATTAGCGCCCTCGATCTGGTACATCGGCTCCCCGTTACGGGTGTACCAATGGCCAGACTCAGCGGTATAAGCTGAAACTTTAAGTTCGGTCATTTGATTCCCTTTATGTACACGTACCGAGCGTATTTCTTACCGTTGGTCGTTTCCATGCGGGTAAGAATCTTGTGGCCGGCATCCCGTAGATCCTGAATCCTGGCCGCCAGACGCATGCACCGGTACAGCGCGAATGCATCAAGCGGGGTAATGGATTTACGTTTTATGAGATGGGTCAGTATGTCGGATGCATGACTCATGATTGCCTCAGAAGTTAGGCGCACAGGTTACGTCTACGACCGTAATAGCAGACTGGTTATTGATCTTGCGCTTACCGTAGATGACCATTGGGCGTAGCCGCTGGCTCTCACATTCTTTGATGGCCTGGATGACTTCCTGCCGGTCCATCGGATGAATATCTTTATCCAGCACCAGGTTCTGTGAAGCCACCTTAGGCGCCTCAAACGTAGAGCTGCAGCCTTGAATAAAGCCAGTCAGACATAAGGTCAGGGCAATTAGCATGGGTTTTCTCATAAGTTCTCCTCAAAAGGGTATGTCGTCATCGAGCTTGGTAATCTGATTGATTGGCGAACCAATTCCCTCGATCACACCGCCTTGACGCTCCTGCCATTCAGGTGACGACATAATTTTGTTTTTGATGTTTTCGCTTAACGTTTCAAACAGTGTCATGTCTGGGTTATCGAGATCAAAAAACGCGGTGGGGTTATGGCCCTCTGGTAGGCCGGCCTTCTTGATGTTGGCAGGCACCGGCATGATGGCCCCGATGTTGGTGTATTCCTTTCCGTCCCTACCCTGGGCGGTAGACACCGAGATCATGGCAAACACGCCCAGAACGTTTTTTAGCTCAAAGGCACGCAGTTCCTCGGGGGTGAAGTCCCGGCCGCGCCAGTTCTTTAAGTCTTCCCGTAGGGTGGCCATATCGGACAGGGATGCCGTGTAGTTCTTGCTGATCGACATCGGCTCGCCTTTAGAGGTCACCAGAGGGTTGCCCTGGTCGTCTTCGCCATGCACCTCAAACTTAAACATCACCTTGGGCTGGTACTTTGTCTTGCCCATGTATTCGCTTTTTTGCGTACCAAGATCGATGATTTGATAGCACCGCGCCAGATGCAACCCGGCTGGTACCGGTACAAAACTACCTTCAGAACCCGCTTTCACTGTAAGACCCATCGTCTGCTCCTTTGTATGGTTTAAAAATAGCTGCTGGACGCTTTTTCAAGCCGCACCCGTACCGGATTAAGTTCCAGTCGTCCGGGGTGGCTTTGCCGGCCTCAGCCCGGCTAAGGGCGTCTTCCAGCATCTGCTGCAATTCCAGGTTGGCCTGGTGATATTCGCTGTCAGTCATCTGTCGCTTTCGAGGTTAGTCGAGCCATAAGGATAAAGGGTGTAATCGGGAAATACAAGAAAGTTTGCATTCCAGATAAAATGGTTTACTATGCAGTTAGATTTTCAGGAGATAGCGATGACATTGAGAGAGTATTTCGCCGGCAAGCCGCATGGCAGCAAGGCAGACATGGCCAAGGCCCTGGGCATTAGCCGGACCTGGATGGCCCTGGTTATCAACGGCCTGCGCATACCGAGCCCGGAGCTGGCCCTTGAGATAGAACGGATCACAAACGGCCAGGTGCGGCGGGTAGATCTACGGCCAGATCTGTTCGGGGAGGTCAAATGATTTGGTACAAATTCCACGTCGGGGACTACATCACGCATACCCTGCACCTGGACGACGCCGAGGACCTAGCCTACCGGCGTCTGATCGACCTCTACATGATGACCGAAAAGCCCATTCCAAACGATCTAACGGTCGTTTGTAAGAAGGTTCGGATGGACCTGGATGTGGTCGAACCAGTGCTCAAAGAGTTCTTTCAACCGACGGTTGACGGATGGTTGAACCAACGGTGCGAAGAAGAGATTTCGAAGTACGCAAAATTTGTCAAACATAACACCGAAATTGCCAAAAAGAGCGTTAAGGCAAGACAAGCTCGTGCGGCTAAGAAGCGCACCAGTCAAGGCTCTGAACCAGCGGTTAACCTGCGGTCAACCTCCGGTGAACCTGCGGGCAACCAAACAGATACAGAAACAGAACCAGAAAAACAAAAGCAACACCCTTCGTCGACTGCGTCGACCGCGTTCGAAAATTTTTGGACCGTCTGGCCGGCAAGCAAGCGCAAGGTCGCCAGGGCTGCCTGCCAGAAAATTTGGGCTGACCGCAAGCTCGATGCCCTGGCCGCCGAGATCCTCGGCCACATCCGGGCGATGAAACAGACCCAGCAGTGGCGGGAGGGGTTTGAACCGTCCCCAAAAACCTACCTTGGGCAGTCCCGGTGGCTGGACGGCAACCCCGAAGGGGACAGCTCAACCCCAGGAGTTTTTGCAGGAAGGAGAGTTCTGTGATCGGAGATATGCCTCTAAAACGCATGAGAATGGCCGGTAAGGCCCCCAAAGCGGTCTGGGTATGGGTAGGTATCCACCCGACTGAGATGTCGGCTCTATGGCCCGAAATTCCAGAGTTTCGTTCTCACCCGGAAGTGGCCATTTTGCCCTCTGATCGGATCGAATTTTTGGACCTTAGGTTTGCCTATGGGCTGCAGGTTCACATCGACGGAGACGATTCTAGGGACCGAATCCTGAAAGTTCACCGGGCATTTACGGAGGTAGGCGCCAAGTCTGTGTCGACCATGATCGAGGGCAATTTGCTGTTTAACTTGGGAGCGAAGATTGAATATCCTGCAGCCTGACAACATCGATTTTGCTGCCTACCTACATGCGACGGAACCCCAGCAAAAGATCCGCGAGGCCGGGGTCTGGCTGGAGGATATTAAGCAAGACGCCATCCACCCGCCGCAGGAAAACCTGATCTGCATGCCCTGGATCAAGACCCAGGCGTCGTTTCACTACCGTCCGGGTGAGGTCACGGTCTATGCCGGCTCAAACGGTGGCGGGAAGTCTTTGATCACCGGCCAGATTGCGATGGGCTTAATTAAGCAAAAGCAACGGGTCTGCATAGCTTCGTTTGAGATGAAGCCCAAGCGATCAATCTACCGGATGATCCGCCAGTTTTCCGGCGAGAACATTGATCGGCCGCGGTACCAGGACAAAGCAAAGTACATCACCGATTTAGTCATGCGCTTTAAAGACTTCTCGGCAAGTCACCTTTGGTTTTACGACCAGCAGGGAACGACCAATGCAAATCAGGTCATTGCAATGGCTAGGTACTGCGCAGTCAAGCTGCAAATCACTCATATTTTTATTGACTCGCTCATGAAGTGCGTGCCGAGTGAAGACGATTACAACGCGCAGAAATATTTTGTGGATGAGCTAACCGCTCTGGCCCGGGATCACAACATCCATATTCACCTGGTGCATCACATTCGAAAACTTACGAGTGAAGAGGTGACACCGAATAAGAACGATTTAAAGGGCACCGGGTCTATTGCAGATCAGGTTGATAACGTGTTACTCGTTTGGCGAAATAAAAAGAAAGAGCACGCAAGCCATGCGGGCAATAGCGTAGACGATGCGACACCAGATGCGATGTTGATGTGCGAGAAACAGCGAAACGGAGAAAACGAGGACTGGTATTCATTGTGGTTTCACAAAGACAGCCACCAGTTCATTGATCAATTTGACAGCAGGCCGATGGTGTTCGATGACAAGGGAGACTTCTGATGCGGTATGGGAAAAACTTAGAGCCTGGAAGGAAGGCGAGGGCGAGGACCAAAGCAGGCACCGACATCTGGTGGCTTGGGTTATCCGTATGCGGCTTCATGATCGGGATAAGGCGGTCAAGTGGCTCAAAGGCTGGAACGAAAAGCACCCCAGATCTATTTTGGAACGAGACGTACTTAGCCAGTGGCATAAAGGTAATCGAGGCGAAGGCTGGAAATGATTGAGGTGACTTTGCCCTGGCCGCCATCGGTGAATCACTATTGGCGCTCATACCGCGGCACGGTGGTGGTCAGCGAGGCCGGACGAAAGTATCGCAAGGCGGTAGCAGAGCAGACATTCCTGCAATCCCGCGGTAAGAGCACGATCGGAAAGCTAAAGGTAACGATCGAGGCGTGGCGTCCGGATAACCGCCGGCGAGATCTGGACAACCTTTTAAAGGCGGTGTTGGACTCAATGAGTCATGCCGGCTTGTATATCGATGACTCGCTTATTGTGGACTTGAGAATCTACTGGGCGACAGAGATCGGTGGAATGCTAAAAATAAAAATTGAGGAATTAGATGAGCAAAAAAACAGCGTGGGCAATTAAAACCAAACGAGATTATTTCATCAATAAACCTCCGCAATATTATTGGGAGGCTGATCGGACTTTGCTATTTAGAACTCGCAAGCAAGCAGAGACCTGGCTGGTTGCAAATAACTTTTGGGGTGGCAGGGCAGCAGTCGTAAAAGTAACTATGACAGTAAAGGAGTACATGGTATGAGCGCAGGCGTCTTTTTATTTTGGATGATTACTTTAATTGGGAGCACGCTATGGCTGTATCGAAACGAGTGAAACAGGACCCGACCTTACTTGACTTGTATGCGGCGATGGCATCGATTGGATTAATTCAAAGATATGGACCAGAGGCATTGCCGGCTTTTGTTGCAAAAGGTTCTTTTGAAATAGCGCAGGCGATGCTCGAGCGAAGAACAGAGATTATGGAGAAAAGAGATGAGTAACGAACGAGACCCACACAAAGCGGTTGATTACATCATTGCCAATGCCAAGAAGTTTGCAAAGGCCAAAGCGGAGCGGGTATACCTTGAGGAATATCGGAAGTCACTAAAGTCGTTACTGATGAAACGCAGCCTCGAGGAATCGATTGGGGCTCAGGAGCGAGAGGCTTATGCGCATGAAGAGTATCGCCAGCTGTTGGGTGGGCTGAAAGAAGCGGTTGAGGTGGAGGAGAAGCTGCGCTGGGACCTCATTGCCGCTCAGGCGCGAGTAGAGATTTGGCGCACCGAGCAGGCCAACCTGCGTGCGGAGGGCAAGGCAACGATATGAGGGTGGGATTGTGAGCCAGGAAATTGTCGAGGGCGACTGGGTGTTGATATGCGAAACCAACGAAAAGGGAGAGGTCGTTGTCGTTTTGGACCAAGGTGAGCGATTCATGGTGAGGGTAGAAGGAACCCTGTCATGGCCATTTCCAAAAACAGTGCATGTAATGGTTGAAAAGATTCGGAAAATTAAGAAAGTTAAGAATGATCTAAAGTGGTACCAAATTAATTTATTTGGAGAGAAAAAATGAAAGACTTAATTGATTTAAAAAAAATGTGGGAATGGTGCGTAGCACGTTGGCGCACCTCATTCGGTTGTGTGGTGTTGGCGCTCGTCGCATTTTGGATGGGCATGGCCCTGGAAGAAAAATTGATTACTGAGGATTGCCGATTCATGGGATCGTTCCGCGATGGAGCGCAGACGTATAACTGTCAGGTGAGGGTGAGATGAGCGACTTGAGAAAAGCAGCAGAGCAGGCATTGGAGGCTTTGGAAGCAAACTTAGGCAAATGGAGAGCAAAGACTCCAGCAATTGAAGCACTACGCCAAGCACTAGAGATGAAATGCCCATGTCAGGTCAATCAATATAAAGTTATTTTCAGTAAACCATGTCCTGTTAATAATTTAGAAATTAAATACAAATTAAAAATTAAAACTACAAAAGTGATTTTAGTTGAAGATTTATTAGAGTTTGTAGAAAATTTACAGAGCGACTATCACGAAATTTTTGCGGATAGATTGGCACAAAAATTTGGTGGTAACCAAGTTTTAACAGGTTTTCATCACGGCGTTTATATCTCTACAAAACGTTAATGATCCACTATCACGGCACACCAATCACGCCAAGGTCTAAGTTGTTGGAGATGCAGGGGAGGCACTTTTGTGTCTCTTTTGCAGACCCAAGAGACCTAGAAACGTGCTTGCAAATTGGTCAAAGTCTGATGATGGACAATGGTGCTTTTACTGCCTACACAAAAGGCAAACCAATGGATAAGCCAGGGTTCTATGCGTGGTGCGAAGAATATCTTGCACATCCAAATTGGGCAGTAATACCTGATGTCATTGGGGGATCGGTAGAAGAGCAGCGGGAGTACATGAGCGACTGGCCTTTTCCGAAAGAATTATCCGCAGCAGTTTGGCATTTCAATCTTTCTTTGGAGTGGCTGCAAGAGCTTGCGGATACCTATGGGCGTGTTTGTCTTGGGTCTTCTGGCGATTTTTGGCAGATCGGCACAAGAAAGTGGGAACAGAGGATGGATCAAGTCTTTGAGATGTTGACAAAGACCAGAAGGTATCTCCCTTGGATTCACGGAATGAGGATGCTAGGACAGTCTGATGGCCGCTGGCCTTTATCTTCAGCAGATTCGTCTAATATCGCGAGGAATCATGCAATCTCAAATTTAGAACCAGAAGTTATGGCGCAAAGAATAGACGCTAAAAATCCACCGCTGAAATTTAAGTCATCACTACAATTAGATTGGATTGGAGAGATAAAGTGAGTTTCTTAGTAGCCAACATCCCCCCGATTAAGTGCTTTGTTAAAGCAGAGTATCTGTACGATCAGACCAGGCGACACGGGGAACTTGAGCCATGCGTCTGGATGACGGTCAAGTCGATCAAGGGCCAGGCGTTGCGGATCGAATCTTTGTTGACTAACTACGGCGCTTTGTACGACAAGCTCCCGTTGTCGGCCTATGTCTGGAAAGCTGTCGAGGAGCCGCTGCCACTGGACTATCTTCAGATCTGGGACTGTATGTCCTACGACTTAACGGTAGTGGAGAAGTCAAACCTCCGGGGACTCAAGGCTAAGTTCTACTGCAAGGACCGCCAGTTCTACTTTGGCAGCTATATGTTCACGGTAGATTTCTGCGCGGCCGATCACAACCGACTAGACCTGACATTTACAGAAGGCACCCAAGAGCATAAGTCGTTCAATATCCTGAAGCTGGATAACGGACAGTTTGCAGCGCAGCCCAATAACCGGTGTCTGTTTTACGACCTGAGCATGGTCCCAAACGAAACAAAGTTTCCTGATTTCTTGGTCCCGAGTAACACCTGGTCAGTCGAGAGCACGGCCAAGTGGACGACGGGCAGTTCCTGGTTTTATTCCATTGACGAGAGGACAGAATGAACTTTTACAACACAGTAGCTATTCTTTGCGTAGTTGGTTTGGTTTGGCTACTCATTGACAACAAAATAGATCGTGCTCACGCAGAGGGATTTAAAGTAGGCATGCACTACGCCCTGAAATCTGACCCGCCTAGCGAAGAACTTGAAATGGTGTGCGCTGGCCTGTGGGTTGGTGAGCAGAATAAGAAGTATCACGCTAAGCAGAAGTGACAAAAGACGAGAAGCGCCACCTGTCTGCCCTAGCCGAACTAGGCTGCGCTGTTTGCCGGCGCATGGGCTACCCGGGCACCCCGGCCGAGATCCACCACCCTAGGACGGGCGTAGGGGGCGCCAGGCGGGCGCCGCACTCCCAGGCCATCCCACTCTGCCCCGAGCATCACCGCGGGCCTACAGGCGTCCACGGGCTGGGCACGAAGGGCTTCCCAAAGCATTGGGGGTTCACCGAGGCTGACCTACAGGAGGACTGCCGGCGGGTGTTAGCTGAGGCCCCCAGACTAATACCTGAGTAATTTATGGGGTTATAGTAAAAAAAGTAAAAAAAGGGGTTGCAGGGGGTGTAACGAACGATTACATTTCTATCTACGGTCACTGTGATCGTTACAGCGAAAGGAAAGCGAAATGAAAACCACCGACATGATTACCACCAACGTAGATCAGCTGGGCATGCTGCTCGCCCAGATCGCCGATCTGACAGCCCAGGCCGACTCAATCAAAGACGAGCTTAAAGATTCAGCCACCGCACCTAACGGCTCCAAAGTCTTTGAGGGCAACCTCTTCAAAGCAACCGTGGTTGAGGCTAACCGCTCCACCGTTGATTACAAAGCTCTGCTGTCTGACCTTGGCGTATCAGCTGACGTAGTCGCAAAGTACACCAAGACCACCGCAGTCTTCTCTGTCAAAACTACCGCACGTTAATCAGGAGATCAACATGGCAACAACAATCTCAGCTCGCCCCTCAATCGACCACGCCGGTGATGAGTGGTTGATCGTGGAGTACATCAAAGAGATGGACGACAAGTTCATCTGCCGTCTTCGCAGCAAAAACAACTTCACCTTCACTGAGGGTGATGGCTGTCGCCCGGTTGAGACCGTGGCTTTTTTGGACAAGAACATGGTCGTTCAGGCCGCCCTTGACTCGGCTGCTTTGCGGTCTGGTACTACCGGTATTTGCTTGTTTGGCAAGACCTATTGGTTTTCTTAATTCACGGGGCTCCGGCCCCTACTTTGAGGAGATAAAAAATGCACGGATCTTTCCAAAACAGAATGTACGAAGCAATGACGAATGGCGCTCCCCAGCCGCAAGCCGGTATGGCCGCAACAATCACTGGTTATACAGACCGCCATGCAGCAACGGTTATTTGCTGGGACTCAAACAAGGAAATCATTACGGTGCAGCAAGATACTGCCAAGCGTGTTGATGATCGCAGTATGAGTGAGAGTCAGAAGTATGAATTCTCACCAAATCCGGATGGCACTAAGTGGTACTTTCGCAGAAACAAAAAAACCAATCGTTGGGATCGCATTGTATTGAACGCAGAAACCGGCCGCTGGAACAAACACGAATACGGCGGCCTGATTCTTGGAATGCGTAACGAGTATTACGACTATTCATTCTAATAACCGGGGGCTTCGGCCCCCATTTTCAGGAGATCAAAATGACAACTTATCAAGACCTTATCAATGAAGAGCGTGGCATCAAGATGCGCCGGCCGGTCGAATTTCACCAGGCAGCCAACGTGATGTCTAACGGCCACCTCGGTGGCTTTGCGGAATCCCTGGCACTTACCTGGTTCCGAGCTGACCCAGCCAACCGCGAGAAGATCCAGGCCACTTGGCCAGAGCTTTTTGTTCGCGCCTTGGAAATCTTTGAACTGAAAGACCAAAAATGACCATTAAGTTAGCTTACTGCGATTACATCGCCCACCTGATCAAAAAGCACCTGAAAGACCAGGATCTCAGGGATAAGGCACTAATCGACACCGTAGGGTCCATCCGGTTTGACCTGGACGAAAACGGCCGCATGCTGTCTCCCAAAAAGCAGATCTCGGTTGTCGATATTCAGGGTAAGACCTACACCATAACCATCGAGGAGAACGACAATGGAAGTACCGTTTGACCATAAAGGGGGTATGCCCACCCTGCAGGACTTCGCGGTCTGGGCGCAGGAGAAGGGCCTGAAGGCCGACATCAAGACCCTGCACGGGGTGGCGCTCCTGGAGCTGTGCATCGATGTCTATAGCCTGGGGTTTAAGGATGCGGTAAAAAGGTGCTCAGACGGCCCGCGGGCTAAGGAGGTGAATCATGACCATCAAGTTTAACGACGGGCCCCCTGAGGCCCATAGGATGATCGAGCAGGCCGAGCAGTTCGGTATTGAGTTCGCTGATGGCGCCCAGCGGTCCAAGTTCCTCGAGTTCATGGAGGAGGTTTACCGGCACGGTGCGAGCTTTGGGTTTGACTGCGCGGTCCGGTCGATCCTACTGAGCGGCAAGGTCACGGTCCGGCAGCAGCCCCTATCGGACTATGACATCAAGGAGCACCTCTGGGATCACAACTCCGACTTGGGCTGGGGCAACCTGACCGAGATCGTGGCCGAGATTGAAACGCTTCATGGCATTAGGGAAAAACCATCTCTCAGGTCTCACTAAGAGGAGTAAAATGCAGGATAGAGAGGCGCTCAATAAGGCGCCTTTTCTGGTTTTGGGCAGTGGTGAACCGATGGCTAACCGCAGGTCAACCGCAGGTTAACCGTCGGTTGAACAAAGAAACGACACCCCGAAGTCGTTAAATCCGGGGACCTTTACGCTTGGGCGGGTCTCAGCCGTAAGGGGGTCGGGCTCACAGGATTCCGGCAACGGTGGGATTCGGTTGGGGTACACAACCCGGCCCCCGCCAGAGTTTGGAGGGTGTTAAGCAGGCAACAGAGGATGCGGGACGCCGGGGTTTTTTCCTGCTTTCTACTCGGCACCGAGGAAACCGCCAAATCTGGCCCTCCGCCCTAGACCGCTGGCTAACCGCCGGTTAGAATTCGCCGCATCAACCAAACACGTAGGAATAAGGGTAATGCCTGAAACACGTAAGAAGACCAAGCCAACGGCAGAGATGACCGTCACGGCGGCTGCGGCCCCGGGAGAAGCCCCGCCGAAACCTAAGATTGGCCGCCCATCCAAATACACCCCGGAGCTCGCCGCAGAGATATGCGAACGACTCGCTAACGGAGAGCCACTAAGGCAGATATGCCGAGATGACCATATGCCGGCATGGCAGAAGATCTATGAGTGGATGGTGAAGGATAAAGAT